CTTCAATGGCCAGTTCTTCCAAGTACGTTGGATGGGCCCTAGAAGGTAAGAAATCAGAGCATGTCAATTTCGACACTCGTACTTGTAGTGATGCTTTACGTGAGAGGGTCAAGGCTTATATTGAAGCTGCTAAATCAGAGCCTATCACTCCTCTTTGTCAACAGTTTAAGAAAGATGAACTGTTGGATAGAGAAAAGGTTTACACCGACACACCCATGGCCCGCAACATAAACGGTCATGATTTGGCGTACAATGTTGTTCTTCGCATGTTTACAGGTGATTATGTGGATAAGATCATTAAGCATTGGAGTTTGGGTTGCACCGCAATAGGTGTTAATCCACATTCGTCCAATTGGGGTGTTTTGAGGGCTAAGGCTGTTAAACACGGCAATATTATTGCTGGTGATTTGAGTAAACAGGAGGCCACTACTACTAGAGGTTTTGCTAGAGGGTTTGCTTCAGAATTACGTTATTATTATTGTAATGTGACTGATGAAGAATCAATTATTCAATCCAACTTGTTGGCTGGACTCAACGGTTACCTTTTTATTGTCAATGGGGGAGTTTATGAGACGATGCGAGGCCACAGTTCAGGCCACTTCTTAACTGCTATTTACAACAGTTTTCAGGTCTGGGCAGGTCACAAATATGTCTTCGAGAGGGTATGTCCTGACAAGGAATTTAAGGATTGCGTTTCCTTAAAAGTTCTCGGTGACGACTCCACAGGTAGCGTTTCAGACGATGTTAAAGACGTTTATAACATGGAGATTTTGGAGGACCAATTTAAAGAGTGTTTTGGCATGAAGTACACTAGTCCTGCAAAGGACGGAGGCCGCATGAAGTTTATTGAATCTAAGGAACTGGACATATTTTTGGGCCGCAGCTTTGTTTCCATTGGAGGTAAGACTGTTGGCCCTCTGAGAAGATGCGCCATAAATGATATGTTGATTTACGGTACCAAGATACCGGGGATGTCCAAGAAGGAAATGATTCAACTTAGAGCTGATGTGGCCTTCGAAGAAATGTCCCTTTACAGTTTGGACGAATACAACATTTTGAGGAAGGCCGTTCTTGAAGAATACCATAAGGATGCTACCAAGAAAGGCTTGTGTCCAT